ACATGTCTTCGAACATGCGGTTCTGCTCGCGCGAGAGCACGCGCTCGCGCGTCTGCAGGATGGCCACGCGCTCGTCTGCAGCGAGCCCGCCCGAGTGAAACCTGGGCAGTCCGCCCACGAGCCCGCCCGAATGCATCACCAGGCCGCCCTCGTGGAAGCCGCCGGCGACCTTGAGCGTCTGCTGTATGGCCCAGGTCCTCAGGGCCTCGGCCGCAATGTCCGCAAGCATGCGCATCACGGCCTGGTAGAACGCACGCCAGTAGTCCTTGAGCGACTTCAGTTTTCCGACCATGGCATCGAAGAGCACGTCCGAAATCGTGCTCTTCAGGCGCTCGAACACAGCGCCCACTGTGTCGGCCACCTGGGTGAACGTGTTGCGGGCCTCGTTCGCCAGGAGCTTCAGCTTCGCGCCGATTGCCTCGGTCATGCTCGTGGCGTTTTCCACCTGGAACTGCCATGTCTCGTCGTTCAGCTTCCGTATCTCCTCGGCCTTCCAGCGCTCGATGTCCGCCTCTGCGAGGCCGGCATCGCGCATCTTCTGCGCGAGCTCTTCGAGCTGCTGGAGCCGGAAGAGGTGATACTCCTCGGAGAACTGCTTGATCTCCTGCAGGGCCTCGATGCGCTTGCGCCTGGCCTCATCGAGGCGCTTCTGGTATGCCTCGAACTCTTCCTTGGAGGGGCCGAAGGGTTCGGAGGGTGGGGCCTCCCTCGGCCTTCCGGTTCCTGAGAGTCCTTGTGTGCTTTCTTCCCGCAGTCTCTTGATATTCGCACGGATCCGCGCGAATATCAGCTTGAATTTTCCTTCGAGATCTTCCGGCTCCACATCGAGGTCAGCGAGGTCCGCGAGTTCTTCCTCGACCGGTATGATCCCCTTTTCCCGCAATTCCTTGAGCTTGGCGGTCAGCTCCTCGTGATTCATGGTCGCCAGCTCACTCCACTTGATGTTCCCCTTCCATGCCTGCTGAAGTCCCTCCACAGAGGTCTTCAGCGAATTGTAGAGGGATACCATTCCCGCAATCACGATCGCACCTTTTCTGCCTCCGATCATGGCGCCGAAGATACCAACATCCTTGGCCCAATCCGGAAGGTCCTTGAAGCCTTGCCACACGCTCTTGACGATGCTCCAGAGCATTTTCATTGCAGGATAGATGGTGTCGATAATGGAAGCGACCGTCAAGACCGTGCTCTCGACGAAGCTCACAAGGCTCGTTCCTATGTTTTTCGCCAGAGACTCAACGTCTTTTGCGTTTTCCGAGAGATACCTGTTCAGCAGGTCAAGTGCGCTCTTGATGTATTCGAACGGGGCTGAACTCATCACCGCATTCCTGAACTGAAACCACTTGTCGGCAAGCATCGACATCAGGCCGTCCCATGTGCTTGCAAGTCTCACAGACGCCCCCCTGAACTTCGAGGCCGGGTCTTCCCATGCAGCTATCAGTCGCTTTCTTGTCTCCTCTGCGGAGTACGATACCCCTGCCTGAAACCCGAGCATGGCAAGCACTCCACGTTCGCGGAACATGTCAGCTGCTGCGGCGCCGGCCGAATACATGCGTATGATCTGGGACGTCGTCTCCCTGATCGAAAGTCCCGAGGCAGCTGCGAGGTCTGCGATCATCGGCATCCATTTCGCGATCTCATCCACCCCGCCTTTCATCACACCAGCAAGGTCAGTTGCGGACCCCATGATCTCTTCGTACTCGAACGACACGCTGGAGGCGAACTTGGACATCTCGCTGAAAAGCCTGTTTCCCTCTTCCACGCTGCCAAGAAGGGTCACAAGCCGCGTGCGGTAATTTTCCGAAGCCTTGGCGGCAGCAGTGAACGATGTAATGATTCCCTTGATTCCGCCCAGGCTCGCTATCACGCCCTCTACTGCGATCTGGGCCTTGAAAAAACTTCCCGTCAGGCTCTTGCAGGATTCGTTCAGCCTCCTGAATCCCTTGCTGATTCCTCCGATCTCGTCCTGGACTTTTTCAGCCCCTTTGGCCTGGAGGATTATGTTGACTATGTTCTTCATTTTCGCTATACTTTCTGTATGTACCTGATTCGAGCGACTATAGAAGGTCTCCTGTTAGGTCCGGCAATCGTTTTCCACCTGCTGGTCCTGATAGCCGGCATACTGTACGGCCTTGCACTTTGCCAGACTGACGTTGCCTCCGGCACCGCCTTGATCATCATTGCAATCATCTCAGTTGTCAAGAATGAATTGAAGTTCATCCTTGCCTTCTACGCCTGCTTCGCGGCTACACTCTTTACCTAATCCGGGCACGTGCTGCACACCCGGCTCAGCATCTCCTCTCCGAAGTATCTCCTGCACTCCTCCACGTCCGCGCCCCTGCAGTGCTCGCCCACGGCCTGGTCTCTCCGCTGTGCCGGCGGCGCTTCCTGCTGATCCTTCACACCGAGGAACGCAAGCACCGCCTCGCGGAAGATCACTTCCCTGCTTCGGAACTCGAGCCATGGCCTGCACTCCTCGATGGTGTATTCCCAGAGGACGGCGTCCCTGCGGGTGATGTCTCCGCCTGCGAGGAGGATGCAGGCGTCTTCGACCCAGTCGCTGCCTGCAGGTTCACCTTCCGTACCACTCCCGCCAGCCGGTCGAAGAGAGAGGCTGCCGGGTTGCAAGCGAAAAAATCCTCGATCACCTTCACGACGGTCTCTGCATCGATCGAGAACTCGAGCTCCTCTGCGAGTGCCTTCAGGTCCTTGTCCCGCGGGCTCTTCCCCTCCTCGGTGAGCACTATCGCGAGGGCCTCTGGCAGCCGCTCGCCAAGCAGGGCCAGGAGGCCGGCGGCATCGAACTTTTCGGGCTCGATCCGCAGTTCCTGAAGCAGCCCCGTGAGCTGCCTCACCTGCCCGAGCACGAGCGTGCGCTGCACGTATACTTTTCCGCCTATCTCGTACCTGTACTCCTTCATGCCCGCACTCCTCATGAGAACTCTATCACGAGCTCGTCGTCTCCGGTGTTCATGGCGAGCTGAAACGCCGTGTCGGCCACTGCGAGGCCCTCGCGCTCGGCATCCGACACCTTCCTATAGAGCACCTTCGGCGCAGTGATCTTGAACTTGTTATATTGGGTCGTGCCCACGGGGCCGATGTTCAGCGCCCCGGATGTGCCGGCCTTCCAGCGGCCGTACCAGTCGTGCGTGGCCACGAGCGTCATCTCCGGGTCCATGGTCCCGTTCGGGTCGCGGCCCGTGATCACGGCCGAGACGTACCCTGCGGCCTTGTTCACGCTCTGCCTGAGGGTGAGCGTGTTTCCGAGGTCGAGCGACACCGCGGCTATCACCGCCGAGTACGACGCCACCGAGAAACTCCCGGACAGGAACGCCGGCGGCACCGTGCCCTCGTAGGTGGGCGCAAGCAGCGCGCCGTCGGTCACGCCGTCCCACACGCCGAGGAAATCGAACTCCGCATGCATCACCTCGCCCACGCTTCCCGAAATCTTCACGTTTCCGCGCGCGCCTATCACGCGCTTCACCACGCCGTCTTCGTAGCAGCCGATCGTGATCGTGGGCACTCCCGAGCTTGCTGGCTTGTAGGTCACCTTCTCTGCGCCGACCGTGGCATCCACGGTCTCGCTCATGCCGCACGCCCTGAGGTACGGGCTCAGCGCAGGCAGGTTGCTCGTCGAGTAGGCGCTTCCAGCGCCCTTCAATTCAGCCTTGAAGGTCACGCGCGCCAGCTGTGCACCTGGCACGTCGGCCAGCCTACTGAGCGTGGCCATCACGGGGTCACGCGGGTTCATCTTCACGTCCACCTCGACCTTCGGCTCGATGGCGAGAATGCCGCCGTCCGAGGCCGAAAGCGTCTCTCCCGTGCCCTCTGCGGCCTCTATCTTCGCCGCGATGACGCGTCTCTTGGTGAGCATCACTTACCTCCTTTCTCAGTCTTTTTTTTCGGCTCCTGCCCGACCACCTTCGTTTTCGAGGCATCCTCGATGGTCACGCGGAAACCGCTCTTCTTCTCTTTCTTCGCTTCTTTCATCTCGTGCCTCCTCACGGAATGATGCGCTCGGTCACCGACACGCGGATGCGCGCATGGTGGCAGAGCACGTTTCCGAACATGCGAACGTCTATCACCTCGACCTGCGCCGGCGAGAGGCGCGGATCGTCGCCGTTCAGGTAGTACCACGTGGGGCCGTCCGCAGCCGTGCGGAAGGCCGCGCATACGTCGTCCACGAGCACCTGGAAGGTCTTGTCCGAGGCGTCGGCGTCGGAGAGGCTCATATAGCCCTCCACCTGGAAGTCGTGATGCCTGAAGAACGCACCGTCCTGGTGCTCGCGCACTGAAACGCGCGTGATCTCCCAGCCCCGGATCTGCTTGCTTCCGCCTGTGGGCGTGAAGGAGAAGAGCGCGATGAACGCACCGAGATCGTTGTTCCACCGGTAGTAGTCGTACACCATACCCACGTCGGTGACGGATTCGATCTTCGCCTTCACGTCCGCGAGTATCGAGAGATATGTGCTCATTGTCCGTCGAGCCTCCGTGTGATCCTGAAGCCGGCGCGCTCGAACATGCGCTCGAGCACGGGCCAGTTCTCTTCGAGTGCGCGTTCGAACATGCGCTGCCCCTTGGTACCGCGGCGCGATATCGCGCGCGCGATCATGAACGCCACTGACCTCGACTCGGATGCATCGATGCCGAGCTTGCGCTCCACCCACAGCTGTATCGGATCGAGCGGCGGAAAGTGCGGCCTCGTGCCCTTCTCCACGGGTTCGGCATACTTCTGGGCCGACGCCACGATCCCCTTCACCGCGGGCGTGCCGCGGCCGCGAACCTCGCCGGCGATGGAGCCGAGCAGTCCGCCCTGGGCGCCGAAAACGCCAACGGGCGTGAGCTCCTTCACGTCCCGCTCCAGAAACGCCACGGCCTCGGTGATCACCCGGTCGAGCTCACGCTGCACGATCTCCGGGCCATGCCCGTCGAAGACCGGGCCGTGCTTCTCCACGCGTGCCTTCATCTCCATGGTCAGCGCTGCCTCCTCGGGTGGGTCAGCCTGTCGCCTCCCCACGGATAGTCCCTGTCCATGTCCTTCACGGCCGCGGCCGCGGCCACTGAAGCGCCGTCCGTGATGCCGAGATGCCGCGTGAAGAGATCGCGGAAACTCCGCGCCCTCTTCGTGAACTCCGAGGCCTTCGAGTGGTAGTTCACCGAGTCGGCTGCGATCGCCGGATCTCCGGTCATGGCGAATGCGTTCGCCAGCATCTCGCAGCACAGGGCCGCGGCCAGGTTCGCCACTGCGTCAAGGTCCGACGCCGGTATCGTGGCCTCGGTGTGGAGCGCGGTGTAGCGCACGCGGAAAGTCTCGGTGCTTCCGGGCGTGGCGTAGATCAGCCGTATCTTCTCGCCCGATGGCGAGCGGTATATCTTCCACTCTCCCTCCTCGAGGAGGGTCTCCGGAACGTTCCCCACCGGATACTCGATGTCGCGTATCACGGAAAACCCTGCGTTCCACGATGCAGGCAGCGCATAGTCGTGCCCGCCGTCGCCGGTGATGTCCTCGACGATCTCGCGCGGCCTGTACTTCGAGTACACGCCGATCGCCTCGTCGATGTTCGAGGTATAGTCGGCCGGATCCGCGAGCTTTCCGCTCGTGTCCTTCACCTTCGCCTTCACGTCGTCGATGAGTGCCATCTGCCTCCTCTCCTTCGGGCTGCTCGTCAGGCCGCCGGCACCACCCGGCGGCGATCCCGGCAGCAGGTGCCGGGATTTCGCTCAGTTCGTCCTGCGTATGGTGAGTATCACGGTGAGGTC